TGCCGAAGCCGAAGACCGCAGAGCCGAGAAAGACACGCGCATGAAGGTGCATGGCGAGCTTGCGCGTGAGGAAATCCGCGCCGCAGCCAGTTTGCTGACCAATCACGTCGACCACGCGCAGGCTTTGGACATTTTGAAGAAGGGAGATGCAAATGAAGGGTCAAGTAACAGTACTGGACAGCAATAACCTCGGGGCAATCATCGCGGATGCGACTGGCGAGCCGCCAGCAGCGCCGCTTGCGCCGCCGGTTGCGGATGCCAAAAAGCCCGACGCTGCGGACGCGCATGACGACGACAAGGACGAGCCCGGCCTGACGCCGGAAATTAAAGCCGTCCTCGAAAAGAAAATCGAGCGCGCCATCGGTAAAAAGCACGCTGCAATGAAGAAAGCCGAGGCATTCGGCGAGCAGCAGTTCAACGAAGCACGCGCGGCGCGTGCAGAGCTCGAAAAGAAAGAGCGCGAGTTGGAACGGTTGCGGGCGCAGATTCAGCCGCCGAAAGCAGCCGAAGCGCCGAAACCGCCTGAGCGGGACAAGTTTTCAACTCAGGCCGAGTACGATGATGCGGTCATTGATTGGAAAGTCGATCAGCGTATTAAGGCGCGCGAGGCCGAGGAAACCAAAAAGCGTGAGGCCGAGGAACAGCAGAAAGTATTAAAGACGGCTGGCGAACGCATTGAACGCGCCAAGGAACTGGTCCCGGATTGGGAAGAAGCCGTATCGAAAGCGGGTGAAGCACCACACTACATTATGCGGTACATCCACGAATCGGAGATGATCGGTGAGCTCGCATATCATCTGGCGAAGAATCCCGACGTTCTAGCCGAACTCACGAAAATGCGTCACGACAAGGGCCTAGTTGCAATCGGTAAAATTGAGAGTAAGCTATCTCCATTCGCCCCGCCCACCGGTGGCGAAAAGGCAAATCCTGCGAAGGCCAAGCCAAGCGTCGAAGAGACGACTGTGACCACGGCGAAAGAGCCGAGCCAAGAAGTACGATCCCGCCCACCAGCGCCGATCACCCCGATTAACACCGGAGTGGGCAACGCGGTAGATAAAGATCCTCGCGAAATGACATACCAGGAGACGCGAGCCGCCTGGGAACGCAAGAACCGAGTGAGCTTGACCGCACGTCAACGGCACTGAGAGCGGAACCAATGGTTCTAAACTTTCGAGGTACATGCCGTGGCAAATCAGCTTCTCACCATTTCAATGATTACGAACCGTGCGCTTCCGGTTCTATCCAATCAGTGCGTACTGACTGACAAGTTCAACCGTCAGTACGACAAGGAATTTGGCGTCAAGGGCCGAAAAATCGGCGGAACTTGTAACGTCCGACTGCCTCCCCGGTATCTCGGCACGTTCGGACCTGCACTGAACGTCGAGCCTAGCACGGAAAACTACGTGCCGGTTCCGATTCAGTATCAGTTCCACGTCGACATCCAGTTCAACACGATCAATATGCTGTTGGATATTGACGAGTTCGAAAAGCGTTTCATCATGCCGGCCTGTATGGCCGTCGCGAACCGCATCGACAATGATGGCGCGTATTTCGCGTTCCAGCAGACCGCCAATCGTGGCGGCACTCCTGGTGTCACGCCGACCGCCTTCAAGTCGTTTTCGGACGCCAAGGCGATCCTCGTCGCGGAAGGTATGCCCCGCGGCATGATGCCGACTGCGGTTTTGCATCCGCTGGCGATGTCGAGCATGGCCGATTCGCTGAAAGGTTTGTTCAACCCACAGGCGCAGATCGCCGACCTGTACGAAGAAGGCATGGTCGCCAAGCGAACTGCCGGCGCGGACTGGTTCGAGGACCCGAACATCGCCAACTACACTACCGGCGCGCTGCCCGGCACGCCGGTACTGGCGGGCGTCACTTCGGCGACCGGCGGCTCGGCACTCTTGACCTCGGGCTGGGCGCAGACGGGTCTTATCAACCTGACCGGCCTGACCGCTTCGACGGCCGCTTGCAACGTCGGTGATACGATCCAGATCGCCGGCCTCTACCCGGTCAACCCGCAGAGCCGCAGTCGATATGGCAACACCCTCAAGCAATTCGTCATCCTGCCTCCGGGCGGCTACAGCCAGATTAACGGCACGGCTGCACCAGGTGGCCCGCAGTTCAACTCGGCAACGCTTGGTGCGGGCACGTTCAACAACCTAACCGGCACGTACACGTCTTCGGGAACGGGCACGCTTCAGTTGACCATCGGCGAGGTCATCATTACCGGCGGACAGTTCCAGAATTGCGTGGCATCGACGGCTTTCACCGGCACGCCTGCGGTTACGCTCAACGGCGGTACGGCGTCCGGCACGAACTCGACCGAGAATATGTACTTCCATCGGGATGCTTTCTCGCTGGCTTTCGTCGATCTTCCGCTGCCTCGAACCGCAGTCGAAGCGAGTCGCGCTTATGACGAGGATCTGGGCATCGCTATCCGCATCGCGACGCAGTACACCATCAACAACGATGCTGAGCCAACGCGACTCGACGTTGCGTATGGGTTTGCGAGCTTGTATCGCTCGCTCGGCTATCGGATTTCGGGCTAGGAGATCATCATGGCAAACCCGGCAAACACCAATCTCACTGGCACGAACTTCGGCCCGAACGTCGATACGCTGGCCGATACCGTCCAGTTGCCAACAGGCAATATCTGGAAAATCGGTCGATTCGCTCTGTCAACCATCACCCCAGCGGCCCTTGCTGCCGGCCCTTCCGTCAACGTGCAGACCTTCTCCGCAACCGGCATTGGCCTTATCGTGGGCGATCAGGTGCAGGTGACGTATGCGGGACTTCAGACAGCCAACGTGGCAATTCTGGACGCGCGCGTCTCGGCCTTGGATACCCTGGAAGTGAAGTTCCTCGCTTCGGCAGGAACTCCGACTCCGGCGGCGGCTACCGTCGCAGCGCCCTACATTGTCAGTGTGCTGCGCGTACAGCCGAACTGGTCGCCTCAGGCAACTGGTAATCAGATCGACTGGTAAGGAGAAACGACATGCCAGGTGGAAACCGCACACAGCTTGGGAATGCAGTATTCGATCAGCTTCTGTACATTCCCGCAGCCCCGTATCCCATCGTTGCGGCGGGCGGTTCTTCAGTGAGCACGATCAGCGTTCCTGGCTTGCTGATCGGAGATATTCTTTCGTTCAACATGATTGGACCGCCTGCGCATCTCTCGCTCGACAACGGGTATGTATCGTCCAACGGAGTCGTTACCGTGTCTTGGTATACGGACAATACGGGCGTGGCGGCTGCCGGAACGGTGCCTCTGTTGCTTGAGGTTCTGCGCGGAGAAAACACGTCTCTCGGGCTGTCTTCGCTCCCGTCAAGCTTGACTTGAGATGGCCTCGCATTTTGCATTTGCACCTTCTGGCCCCGCTGTCTTCGTCGGCGCGACGGCAACTTTCGTTACGCCGACTCAGCCCACATCGAATAGCTTTTATATCGTCAATTTGTCGGGGACGATTCAGTATTTGACTCATGGGCTCAGTTCGTCAGTCACGAGCGCGGGTGCACCGGTTGCCGGAACGCCATCTGTCAATACGGTTGCGATCCCGGCAAATGCTGGAAAAGCATTTACCGGCCTTTTTCCTTGGATGATCGCGTCCAGCGCAACAGGTTTTGTAGTTACTCCCGGCGACGGGGTTTAACGCGGGAGAAAGCGTGCCATGACGACCGCGCTAGACCTCATTAAAGGCGCGTTGCGTAACATCGGCGCTTATCAATCGGGCGAAACTTTATCTCAGTCTGATCAAAACGATTCGCTGAACGTGCTGAATGAGATGCTCGACAGCATGTCAACGTCGAAAACCTACATATTCGGGACCAACGAGTATGTAATGAATTGGGTCAACGGTCAGTCCCAATACAAGATCGGCAATCCAACGAATGCCCAGCTCGGTTTGCAATCGTTTCAAGGCACGCTGACGTCGGGCAGTCCGATCATTACCAACGTGACGAACATTCCGTCTGGATTGGTCGCCGGAACGACAGGCTATGGGCCGGGCGCTGGATCAACCGTCACGGATACAAATTCGCTGATCTCGACTGGAACGCAAGTCACGGCCATTGGCACGACCACTGTAACGCTGTCGAAGGCCCCGACTGGAACGCTGACGAACTATCAGGATCAGATCGGCTATTCGACGCCAGGGGATTTCTCATTTCCGCGCCCGCTCAGGATCACCAGCGGTTTTACTCGCATCAATCAGCTAGATTTCTGGCTGGACGTGATGGGGACTCAGGACGAGTACAACGCGATCCTATACAAAGCGCAGCCTGGGCCTTGGCCTGTCGTCGGGTGGTACAACAATACGTT